CAATTTGAAATTCAAACAGTTGCAACCTCTGGTATCAATAACATTGTTGATACAAATGGTTTTTCTGGAACAGCTACTGCAGCTGGAGCTAACAACGCTAGTCTAGACACAGGAGCAACCATCTTCGGTATTGCTCCTAACGCTCACGGTTCTGGTATTCCAGACGTAGCCATTAACACTTTTGTTAACAAGGTTGGCGGTACTATTGTAACCTCTATTCTTGTTGATCTTCATGGCGGCTTTGACGGTTCTGCTTCGGTGGATCGAGTTATTGGTGACGGCGTTCTAGCTAACGCCTACATTGCGGAGCTTACTAAAGAAGTTAACGGTATACCTATTTTTCTTGAGTTTGGTTGCGTAGAAGTGCCAACAGGCGGTGATCCAGATATTAACGTAGATATTTCCGCTACCGGGACAACGGCTGGAGGCACCGCGCCTACCACCACAACCCAGATGATGAACAATGGCGACCTTACTTTAGGTTATTATAACGCTGTTGATGCTGGATCTGTTATGGCCGCTTTATCTAAAAAGTACGTCTATCTTGTTGCGGGGGCGGCAACTAACGCTGCCTATACAGCGGGTAAGATTTGGATTCGCATAACTGGCATGAACGTTGATTTTAATAACGGTTGATAATATAGACGGGGGCCACAACCCCCGTCTCCTTTTAAGGAGTGAGCTATGGCAGATGCGGTTAGCATTGTAGAATTACAGGATGGTCCTAAAAAAGCCGTTTTTTACTTAACAAATCTTAGCGATGGATCAGGTGAGTCGGAAGTTAAGAAGATTGATATGTCTGCTCTAGCTACTAACGCTGAAGGAACTCCAATATCCTCTCTTAGTATTAGTAATATTACTTTTTCAACCGTAGGAATGTCAGCAACTTTACTTTACGATGCCACCGCAAATGTTGTTGCCATAGGTCTTCCTGCTGATTATTCAGACACAATAGACTTGTCCAGCCAAGTAGGAGGCTTACCCAACTATGCTGGAGGTGGCGTGACAGGGGATGTCTTACTGACTACGGTTGGTCATAGTGCCGGAGACTCGTATAGTATTGTTATAGAAGTCACTAAGAATTACTAAAATGGATGATATGACCTCTTACATGTGGAACGGTGTTCTTACAGTAGCAGGGGCCATTTCTATCTTTTTTTTAAAAAGCCACCATGCTACAGTTCAACGTTTAGATATACTTTTAAACAAAACTAGAGAAGAAGTTGCTAGAGATTATGTTTCAAAAGGTGACCTTGCAAAAGACATATCCAGACTTCATGATCGATTTGATAGATTAGAGAATAAAATAGATTCGTTAATGAAAGGATGATATAGTCCTTTAAGGAGATAAAAATGGCAACTTCTGGATCATATGACTTCAATCTTAACATGGCTGAAGTTACGGAAGAAGCCTTTGAAAGATGCGGTTTAGAATTACGTACAGGGTACGATGCCGCTACCGCTAGAAGGTCTTTAAATATTCTTTTTGCAGAATGGGCAAATAGAGGTCTTAACTTATGGACCGTTGAAGAGATAACTCAATCTTTAGCACGTTTATCCTCTTCATCCTCTGTGGATACGTATCCCATAGGCACCATTACCTTAACCGTAGGAGCTTCAGGAGCTTTTACTGTAGGAGAAGTAATAACGGGTGCGGCGGGTGCTACAGCAAATATTATAACCTTATCTTCTGCTACCACGATGACTATAACTGTTCCTAGTGGCACTTTTGTGGCTACGGAAGCTCTTGTAGGATCATCTAGTTCAGCGGCCACAACCGTTACGTCTGCCCCAAGCCTTGTTGATGTACAGTCTACAGTAGATGTTTTAGAGGTTACGATAAGGCGTAGTGGATCGGACTTAGGGATAACAAGAATTGGTAGGTCAGATTACGCAGGAATATCTAACAAGACTACCCAAGGTAGGCCCTCTCAGTTTTATGTTAATAGACAGATTACCCCTACTATTACGTTATGGGCTGTTCCTGAGAACTCAACGGATCAACTCATTTACTACAGAGTGAAAAGAATACAAGATACCGACGAGGGCGTTAATGACGCAGATGTACCGTTTAGATTCCTTCCTTGCTTGACGGCAGGACTAGCTTACTATTTATCCGTTAAAAAAGCTCCGGATAGGATCGCCTTATTGAAGGATATATACGAGGAAGAATTTCAAAGAGCTGCCTCCGAAGATGGCGAAAGAGTTGGATTACGTCTTGTCCCCTCCTATGCCTCTTTAAGTATTTAATAATGCCTAGATATGCTTCAGGGAAACACTCGCAGGGAATATCTGACCGTTCCGGTAGGGCTTATAGAATTAAAGATATGTTAAAAGAATGGACAGGACTGTTAGTGGGCAGAGATGAATTTGAAGCTAAACAGCCTCAACTAAATCCTAGAAAAGCTACGGCTGATCCAGAAGCCTTGAGAAACGCTCGACCGGATAGAGTAGAACCACCCGTAGAGGTTTTATTACCAAAGAATCCTTTTGAGTCTGCTAATGTAAAATCATCTGTTGTTAGAATTACAGAACCAGGAAGTAATAGGTCTGTAGGAGACATAGTTCGTTTTAGAAACACTGAAGCTTTTGATGGTTTTACATCTACCGCTTTGGAGTTTAGTACTGGTTATGCTATAACAAAAGTATATGGAGATACTGTTCGATACGACTACACGATAGATATTTCTAGTAGTGGATCAAGTGAAACAGGGACAATTGGCGGTGTTCAAGGAGGCGGTTCTTTTGCTTCCGCTGGTCCTGTAACGGTGAGTGCGTAATATGGCTTATACATTAGCAACTTTAAAAACGGCAATACAAGATTACACCCAAAACACAGAAACTACTTTTGTTAGCCAACTTCCTAGGTTTATTATTAATTCGGAAGAACGAATTTTTAAATCAGTACAGCTAGATGTTTTCAGAAAGTATCAAACAGGAACTCTTTCTCAGGGAAGTAAATTCTTAACTAAACCGGATGATTATCTGTCCTCAATGTCTTTAAGTATTTTAGAGAATGGAGATAATAAATTTCTTTTATATAAACATGTTACTTTTTTACAAGACTATGCTCCCAATCCAAACTCTTTAGAAACTCCTTTATACTACGGAGATTGGAATGATACTTCTTTTATGGTAGCCCCTACGCCTTCTTCAGATATCCCCGTAGAGCTTCATTATTTTTTTAGGCCTACTTCTTTAACTGAAGGAGCAGATAGCGGAGAAACTTGGCTTTCTAAAAACGCTGAACTGGCTATGCTATACGGGTCTTTGGTTGAAGCATATACGTTTATGAAGGGTGAGGAGGCGCTGTTAAGTATTTATAACGGTAGATTTCAGGAAGCTATGAGATGGTTAAAGAACCTTGGAGAAGGAAGAGATACTCGAGATCAATACAGGTATGACAGATTAAGAAGAGAGGTTGAATAATGCTCGACTGTGATGGAAGAGGTGACATTGGAGACGTAATGGTTTATACCTCTGATAATAGTGGTCATTCTCCGGATCAAATAGCTGATATGGCTTTGAACAGAATTATGTCTGTTAGTGAGAACGCCCCTCCCGTCATACGAGATCAAGCTATGGCTCATAGAGATAAGTTGAAAGAAATTTTAATATATTATATGAAAAGTATGGCAAATAGTGAGAGAACAACAATTTGGGCGTTGATGAAGAAACAAGGCCATCACGATATGGCTGAAATAATAAGGAGACTTTGATATGGCTGTAGGTACTTCTGCAATATGCGGAACATTTAAAAGAGAAGCATTAGCTGGGATACATTTTTTGACTGCTCATACTAGAACAGGATCTAGTGCAATCGCCGCCGATACGATAAAAATTGCTATGTTTACTAATAGCTCTTCTATAGATGCCGACACTACTGGATATACTACTGGAAATGAAGTTAGCGGGACAAATTACGTAGCAGGTGGTAATACTTTATCTAGTATAACAATTGGATTAGCTGATAACAGTAGTTCTGTACCAACAGCTTTTGTAGATTGTGCGGATACTACTTGGTCAAACTCAACAATTAGTAATGCTAGAGGAGCCTTAATATATAATGGTAGTCTGGCTACTGCTGGAACAGGTTCTACAACAAACCATGCGGCAAAACCTTCTGTAGCGGTTATTAATTTTGGTGGAGATAAATCTTCAAGTGCGGGTAATTTTACTATTCAAATGCCTGGAAATGATGCTAATAGTGCTTTAATTAGGATTGCATAATGACAACAACTTTTACCGTAACCGTAGTTTCAACGGGAAGTGGTAATAAATATGTTATAGATGGCAATCAACAGGCTAGTTTAAACCTAGTTGAGGGGGCTATTTATAAGTTTGACCAAGCCAACGCTTCCAATAATGGTCATCCCTTACGTTTGTCTACTACTTCGGACGGTTCACATGGAGGAGGGTCTACTTACACAACGGGTGTAACTGTTTCTGGAACTCCCGGTAATGCAGGTGCCTATACTCAGATACAAGTAGCGGTAGGTGCTCCAAATCTTTACTACTATTGCACGAACCACTCTGGCATGGGTGGAATAGCAACTACAGAAGTATCCATATCCGGTTGGAACAGAGGATCGTGGAACCAAGGTGTTTGGAACGGCGCATTACCCGTAGTAGTTACGGGTGTTTCGGCGGCTACGGCAATAGGGGGGCCAACGATTGGGTTCATTGTTCCTGTTTCCGGTGTTTCGGCGGCGGCGGGAGTTGGATCTCCTACTTACGTAACTGTTTCAAATATAACTGTAGCCCCTAGCGGTGTTTCGGCGGCTACGGCAACGGGTTCTGTAACTACTGCTTATAGTGTTTTTATAGACGGTGTTTCAGCGACAACTTCAGTTGGTACTCTTAATGTATGGGAGAATATAAATACGTCTCAAACACCAAACTGGATAAAAATAGCAGCATAGGAATAAGAATATGGCATCAACATACACAACAAGTTTCGGCATAGAAAAGATAGGGTCTGGAGAACAATCCGGAGCTTGGGGAACAACTACTAATCACAACATTGATATTCTTGATCGTGTTGCTTCTTATAAATCAGTTGGACTTTCTGGCAGCACTCATACTTTAACAGTTCGAGAAGCCTCTCCTGGATCAGGAACAGAAAATCTTCAAGATGGGATGTATCGTGTAATTAAATTTACAGGTGCTTTAGGAGCTAACAATACAGTAACAATTGCCCCTAACACTACCGCAGCTTATTTTATAATTACAAACGCAACCACTGATTCTGGTTCTGGTGGTCCTTATAATGTTATTCTTACTCAAGGATCTGGAGCGAATATAACGGTTCCAAATGGGAAAACTGCGGTTGTGTACTGTGACGGAGCGGGTAGCGGTGCAGCGGTTTTTGACGCTTTAGCTCAACTTTACGTGTCCGACTCAATTCAAATAGGTGATGGAACTGCCGAAGATACTAAAATTGTTTTTGACGGTAATGCTCAAGACTTTTATATGGGTCTAGATGATAGTGCTGATGATCTTGTAATAGGTTTAGGATCGACGGTTGGAACAACTCCGGCAATTAGCATAGACGAAAATCAAGCTGTTGTTTTCCCTGCGGCAAAGGCAACCATAGGTGATGGAACTGCCGAAGATACCTTGTTGATTTATAACGGCAACGCTAAAGATTTTTATGTTGCTCTTGATGACAGCGCAGATAAACTTGTTGTTGGTGTTGGTAGCACGGCTGGGACTAATGCAATCCTTACTCTAGATGATGATGCAGTCACAATTGGAGATGGTGCCGCCATTGATACTAAGATTGTCTTTGACGGAAACGCCCAAGACTTTTATATAGGTCTTGATGACAGCGCAGACGATTTAGTTATTGGCCTGGGGTCTGCTGTCGGAACAACCCCAGCAGTTTCAATTGATGAAAACCAAGCCGTTGTTTTCCCCGCAGCCTCTGTCACAGTTGGTGATGGTACGGCTGAAGATACTAAGCTTGTCTTTGATGGAAACGCTCAAGACTTTTACATAGGTCTTGACGATAGTGCTGATGACCTTGTCATAGGATTAGGATCGACGGTTGGAACAACTCCTGCTATTTCTATAGCTGAAACCCAAGTTACAACTTTTGGAAAAGCAGCTCTGGGAGCAACGTTGACAGACACTTCTAACACAGGCAGTATTACTTTAGACTTTAGTGCCTATCAAAATTTTATTTTAACTTTTACAGGTGACGTTACTTTGGCAAACCCAAGCACTGAATCAGTGGGGCAGACAGGTGTCATAACGATAATTCAAGACGGCACAGGAAGTAGGACTTTGGCTTTAGGAACGGATTATGAAACACCCGCTGGCGGCGGATTGACCATTTCAACAGCCGCTGCCGCTGTAGACATAATTCCTTATTTTGTAAAAGCGTCAGGGTCTATACAGCTTGGCGCACCACAGTTGGCATTTGCATAATGGTGTTATCTAATTCCCAGTGGTTAGCAAGTTCGGGCGGTGGTGCTGCTATAACCTCAGTAGAGAAGTCTGCTTTATTCGTAGTTGGTAATAGTGCGAGATTAGCGCGATTAAGTATGAGCGGGACAGCTACAACCTGGACAGCAAGTTTTTGGGTTTATCGTGCAATACTTGGAGGAACAGGTGCTAAATTTATGTTTACCACCTCTAGTGACGGTGGGCTAGCTTTTGCAAATAATTCAACGGCTGATATTTTAACTTGGTACTCTGGTAGTTATACTGCAACAACAAGTGTTTTTCGAGACATTGGATGGTATCACATGGTTGTTAAATCAGT